ATTTGTAATCCACCTTCAGCAGTTGCTGTAAAAGAATATAAATTAAAACTTATATTATAAGGCACAGGATTATATTGATAATATTGTTTACCTGCGTCTGAACCATGTGTCTTTTTAAATTTACCTACTCTTTGTAATTTACGAGTTGCGTCATAAGAGATACCTGATATTTCAAAACCCATACGAGGTAATGAAACAGCCATTTCTCTTTGATTCAAATTAGGTTGTTGTTCTAATCTTGTTAAAAACTTTTCTTTAGGTGAATATGATAGAGGTACTTTTAATCTTTGTATTACAGAACCATCGGCGTCTGTTCTATGAATAATTATGTTGTTGAATATTGTACCAAAAGCAACAACAACTTTTCTCATTGATTCATGGTAAAATCGTCTTCCGAACATTATACTTGACCCTCATCTATTTCACCAAAAGGGTTTCTTTCTGTGAAATCTAATATATCATCTGCCGTACTAGCAGTACCAAATCCTGCGTCTGCTTCATACGTAGCGTTATCAGCGTAATCTCTTGTTTGTGTTGCCAGATTAACATCAACATGACTTTCTAATACCAAATAGTCGTAATTTTTCAATACTAAATCTGAAGTTTCTAATAAGAAACCTGTACCGTCTTCTTGTACTAATTGATGTTGTAATTGATCTATAGATAATCTGTCTTCAGCAACATCAATTTCTGATCTACCAGTATCAATTTTTTCTGAACTATACTCAAATCTAGTTGTCTTTAATTTATAGACAGGTAAGTTACCTAATTGAAAGAATGGTTCCTGATCTTCAACAAATTGTATTTCAAAAAAACTATTCATCAAAGGTACATAAATTAAATCACCTTCGTTAGGTCTTCCATCTACAATCTGTACTGCTTGATTATCTACTTGATTTTGCCATCTTCGTTTTGCAATTACAAATGTTGTATCTTCTCTAATTTCTAAACCAAATTTAGATACTAATTCTTGTTCGCCAGCAAAGCCTTCAGTTGTTTCAATATACATTTCTAACATGTATGATTGATCAAATTTAGAAAGAGTATCCTCTCCTAAAACTAAATCTTTATTGACTAATGTTCTTGGTAAGTAAAAGCAATCTTGTCCGTATATTTTTAGACCTTCAATTATAAGGTCTTCATGTAATCTTTTCTCTGCCTCATTACCAATCCCATTGCCACTTTGAAAATAATGATTAACTGGCATGGCATTATCCTATCATATACGTTACAGGCGTTTCGTATGTGCCCCTTATTTCTTCTTCTAACTTTCTTATGTCTTCTTGTGCTTCTGAAAATATTTGTTGTCCGTTAAGTGTTACGCCACCTAACATTGCCACACCATTGAATTTAGATAAGTTAGCACCCCATTGTCTTTTAAATAAAGCAGTTACGTATCTTTTTAAATAGATGTCATTATATACATCTGTCATAACCGTAGGGTCTAATTTTCTAAAACACTCAATAACAAGATACTCACCTACAGATATATCTGTTTTCCAGTCCATATCTACAAATAGTTTGTTATTGTATTGATTAAATCTGATAGGTTTTTCACCTACTAATATGTGGTCTAAAAAATCTAAATGTCTTAACACCATATCATAATGAATAATTGATGTTGAAGAAAAATCGTATAAATCGTTAAGTCTTAATTGGTATCTAATATCAAATAAGTTTTGATTACCTCTATTTGATAATGGGAATATTCTAGTTACAGCCAATACAGCTTCAGGTACTACTATGAAATTATTTTGTTCAGTCCATGCAGTAGTAACAGAATTTTTAGTTACACTAGACGCAGTATCACCTGACGGCGATTTAATTCTATCTACATCTGCTTGTGTAACTTCGTATTTTAGGTATGTTCTTTCAACACCATCATAATGATATTGAGCAAAGTATTGTAACGCTTCATCTAGTCTATCTTCTAATTGATCATCATCCACGTTGATTTCAATTACAGGTTTCCCTAGTGTTCTTAAAGCGTATTGTTTTAATTGTTCTCTACTTGCTGGGTTGGCCATATTAATCCTTTTCTACTATTTATACGATTATTAGGCGTTGCGAAGACGCAATTATGGTGTGTCTAAAAATCGGTTTTGATTAGATTAGATATTAACTTGCAGAACCAACAATTGTTTTAACAGCAGACCCACTTGAGTCATTGATTACTAATGTTACAGCACTAGCAAAGTGAGATGATGTTATACCTGAAATCGTGTTTGATCCAGCAGCAATTGTTTTGTTTGTCAAAGTTTTAGTGTTATCTGTTGAGATAATATCAGAACCACCCAATGTAGCAGTTGTTGCCTCTAGGTTTGCAACTAGTGTAGCAACAGCGTAACCAGTACCACCAGTGTTTACCGTAGTAGTAGGTGCAGCCTGATTGTCTTTAAATAACTTAAACTTACCATCACCTGCATCCCTAAACAGACCAGCATATAGGTCTTGTGATCCAGATGTATCGTACAATCCATAGAATCCAATATCAACTGCGTCTGAACTATTATTTCCAGTTGCAAGGTTGATTAGTGGATCTTCTACTGCCAATGTAGCAGTATTAACCGTTGTAGTATCACCAGATACCGTTAGGTTTCCAGAGATTGTAACGTTAGCAGGTAATCCAACTGTAAATGTTCCTGAACTTTCAGCAACTTCAACTTCATTAGCAGTTCCTTGAATTGTTACCGAACCACCTAAAGCAGCTGCAGTAGTATTAGAACCATCACCAAATGTAATACCTGAATTTTCTAGTTTAGCATTTGTAACTGAACCATCAACTAATTGAGAAGCGTTAATAGTTTTGTTTGTTAATGTTTCTGTTCCAGCCAATGTAGCAAATGAACCATCTGAAAGGGCAGAGTTAAACTGGGAAGTAGTACCTGAAACAGTATTACTACCAAGAGCGATAGTTTTATTTGTTAAAGTCTGTGAACCTGTTAGTGTAGCAACCGTTGAATCAATAGCAAGTGTAACCGTATTACTTGAAGCACTTGAGTCTATACCAGTACCACCAGCAATTGTCATAGTTTCACTATCTAAATCTATTGCGATTGTACCACTATCTGTAGTTACGTCTAAATCTTCAGCAGTCAGTTGAGTATCTACATATGCTTTAATTGATTGTTGAGTTGCAAGTTGTGTAGCACTATTTGATGACATGTCGTCTTCATCTAATATAGCAGAACCTGAAACAGCAGTATTTAATACAGCACTTGTTAATGTTTTATTTGTTAAAGTTTTTGATGTAGCAGATAAATATGTATCCAATGTGTCAACCGTTGTTTGACGCATTGTTCCATTATCATTTGTTACAAAACCATCACCACCTGCAACAGCAGTTGTTCCTGGTGTAGTACCACCATCCATTAGATTTATTTCTTCTGGTGTTGATGTAATTTGTGTTGTTGAAGCACTTGCAAGTACTGGTAATGTACCTGATACGTTAGGTAATGATATTGTTCTATCTGCTGTAGGATCAACCGTTGTTAATGTAGTTTCAAATGCGTCATCTGTTGCACCTTCAAATACAAAAGCGTTTTGAATATTTACCGTTGTTGAATCTACGGTTGTAGTTGTTCCTGAAACCGTTAAGTTTCCTGAAATAGTTACGTTATCATCTAACGTAATTGTTCCACCAGCTGAATCGATTGTAAGATTTCCTGAAGACGTGTCTATTTCATTGTCTCCAGTCTTACCTATCTGAATATTTCCTTGTAAGTTACCAACAGTAGCACCACCTGCAGTAGAACCATCGTGTAAGATAACTTTGTTTAAAGTTGTATCTACCGTTAATTCACCAACTGAGCCTGTATAGGCAGCATTTTCAGCAGTAGTACCTCTTCTTAATTGTAAAATTGTTGGCATTGTTATTCTCTCCCTTTTTTAACAAACTAATATTATTTATAATAATTAGTTATTTTACTCCCTTTTTTACGTTAATTTTTATGCAACACTTCCTAAATTAATTGTTAGTAAGTGACCATAATTCATATTATCTGTTGTATTTACCGTTAATGTTACGCCAAAAGCGTCAACAGGTGTTGTTTGAGGTTTAGTTTCTCCACCTGCTAAATCTAAAGAATCTTTTAAACCAGATAATTTCTCATCATCAGTCAAAAAATGCAATCTGTCAGATTTTAAATCTGCCAAAGATTTTTGTTCTATATTTCCTATATAAGCCATTTTTTATCCTATGTTGAAATGTCATCTAC